CCAGGCCCTGATGATAGGCGCAGTCGATAATGTAGAGGCGTCCGGTCAGCGCGGTAGCCTGCGCAAACTCGTCTTCGCCATTGATAATTGCCGCGGTGCCCGGCAACAGGGCAGCAGCAGTGGTACGGGTTTCAGTCCTGAAGAGCGACTGCCCGTCGATATTTACGCGACGATAGCGGGATGCCATGCGCGGTCTCCTTTAAAGTTGGTTGCGGGCCGGTTAAGCAGGAAGTTAAGCCGGGAAGTAAGTGGACGGGTCCGGCGCACCGGTTTCGGCAGGCGTCTGTGCTGAGTTACCCGCCAGTGGCGCGGCAGTACCCAGCTTGCTGAACATGTCTTTCAGTGCGGGGCCTGACAGGGCGTTAGCCACGAGTTCGCCATGTACAGCCTGCACCGCGTCACGCATCGCTTTTTCTTCAGCGCGGGAGTTTGCAGTGAGCGTTTCGGCAAGCTGCTGCTGATTGGTCTGAAGGGCTGTGATTTGCTCGGTTACAGGCTTCAGCGCATCGGCGAAATTAGCGGCCAGGCCCCTGCCGATCTCAGTGATCAGCTCTTGTTTTTCTTCATTGGTTAAAGGCATGTCGCCCTCCGTTTGATGGTTGGTTGCAGGCGGTTCCTGCGGAGTGAAAAGAGATTTAACTTTGTTGGCTACAACGGTTACCCAGGACTCCTGGCGGGCTACCGGCGTTCCTGTGTCGTCGAAGGTGATTTTCCCGCCTTCTGACGTGTAACCGAATACCTGGGCGTTGCCCCCGTTGCGGATGATGACCACCTGACTGTCAGTGAAGTCGGCGACCCAGGCGTATTCATTCTCACCGGGCGCGAACCGGGCCTTAGCCGCACGGTCGAGGCGCTGCTCGCGCTCACGGTAGGATTCGCCCACCAGCGCCCCGGAGTTCGCTTTAAGCGGCGTCGCAAGGTCAGCGTTAACCATCAGACCGACGCCTTTCTCCGGGCCTGCTGCGGGCAGCTCGTGAAGCAGGATGGCGTCGTGGTCGATGGCATGGATTTTCACCACCCACTTCGCGCCCTGGTCCTGCAGGTCTTTGGGTGCCGGGGTGCGCTCACGAAATACGGCGACGCTGGACCAGATAGGATCGGTCGTTTCGCCTTTCTCGATGGCCTCAATGCGCTGCAGCAGCTCCACGCCGCCGGGGGACTCCATGGCTTTATTCACGTCGATCCATTTTTCCGCATAAACGCGGTTGCCCTGCAGGCTGACGTTGCGGTTCCACGCGCCAATAAAGCCCACGTTCAGCCCCTCAGGAGAGAATGCGGAGACGAACTGGCCATCCACCATCGGATGCCCCAGCGGAGCCAGGGTTCCCTCGAGTGTCCGGTAGTTCGCGCTGATCTCCGCCTCCGGATAGAACTCTTCGTTCATGATGACGTTAGCCGGCAGGGTATAGCTCGGGATCACCACGTGCTCACGGTCGTTATAGGTTTCGCGGCGAATGGCTTTGTTATCGACCTTATGGTTGATATGAATCTGAGATGGCATGCTGGTTTCTCGCTGTTATGCGGCGTGGTGGTGACCGCAGCTGCAATGTAGATGGTTGGCGACAAGTCCGGCCTTCTGCGCCTTCTCCAGCCGCTTCTTCGCCATGTCGATGACGTTCGGGTTCAGCGGTTTGCCGTCGGCATCCACCAGCACCGCGACCTGCGTGCATTTGCAGTTAATGGCGTTACCGTCAACGCTGTACCAGTCCCGAACCTCCTCGGTGGTGTAAAGGTGGGCGTGACGTAGCGCGTGCTTGCGGCGTGTCGTCGGGCTTAGTGCGGAGAGGTGCATCTGCCGCGTCATGATGCCGTACTGGGCCTCGGCCTCATCCGACTCATCCCAGCGGGCGCGACGCAGCGCCGTGGTTATTTCGGTCCGGGCGATACGCTTTGCGCGACCAATCTCCATCCCGGTCTGCTCAGTCAGCCGTTTGGCAATATCACGGGGGTTTTGCCCCCGGCCTATGCCGTCGGTAAGGATCCGCGCCATATCCGATTTCGTCCGCGCGCTGAGGTTTTTCATCTCCTCAAATACACGGGTGCGCATCAGCAGCAAACGGCGCTGATAGGGTTCGCTCAGCAGCAGTTGCTGGAGATTCTCCCGCCCGGCGGCGTACACCGCTGACTGCTGCGACAGACTGGCGAACTCCTGCGCCGTGCCGCGCTGGTACGCCTGATTAACGTAATCGCGCCAGAACCAGAAATTCGTTTCGTTACCGCCATAGAGGATCTCATCCACCAGCGCGGAGGCGTTCTCCAGCAGCATGGACAGAAGCGAGGTATCAAGGTCGAAGGTGTAGCGAAGGTTTACTGCTGGTGATGCGGGTATGCGGTCGAGGATGCCATGGTAGGCTTTTGCGATACGCTTGATCCGCCTTGAGAACTCATTCATAGCGCCGCGTTCGAGGCGGTCTGCCCCCGTCGGGTCGCTAAGATTTCCGGGCAGAATCGGAGGTTTTGTCCTCTTCGTCTTCTTCTTCATCATCATCCTCTCCCAGCGGTTCAGGTGATCCCTCATACCCGGCGGCCACGCGGATTTCCTCGCCCGTAAACGGCTGCTCACCACTGGCTACAGAAGCGCTGTTGATCTCGGCCATGAGTTTGGCGGATGCCAGCTTCTCAGCGCCGGAACTGGCGTTCAGGTCATCCCAGATAACCGTTTTCTGTGTTACCGCGTCGAGAATGCCCAGCAGCACCAGCTTGTCGCACAGATCTTCAATATCAAACGACAGATCGCCGCGGCGGGACTGACAGCGCCCATTGAAATAGCGCTGGTCCTCAGTGCTGGCCCGCTCGCCCGTCTGCATGCCTACAAGGATTTTGGTCGGGATATCCAGCGCGGCGGCGGCTGTCTGGAGGTTGACGTTGTAGGTTGGCCCGGGGTCAGCGACAGCGGCCACCAGCGGCGTCACCGTTGCGCCCTGGGTAGTCAGCAGCGCATCGTTGCCGCGGTTAACCTCAACAGCGGCTTCGTTGAACTTCTCCTGCAGCTCATTGACATCGACGTTGTACATCGAGGCCAGGTTGCTGAAGTCGATCTCTTTATCGAAGTTGATATTCAGCTGGCGCGCGGCGTTCTTCAGGAAGGATTCACCGCTGCCGCCCTCCACTTTCTCCAGGCTGACGAAAGCGTTATAGGCTGGCTCCAGAAAGCCGATCGCATCCGCTGAATAGTCGCCGAGGATAAATACACGATCAGGGTGTACATCCACGCGCCGGGTGCTGCCGTTCGGCAGGCGTTCAACGTATTGCCACATCTTCGGCTGCCCGTAGGTACGGGAGTTCAGGCCGGTGTCCCATGCAGAGGGCACCAGCGCGCCCGCCCAGGCGACAGTGATTTTTTCCAGGCCGCGACCTTTCGTGGCGGGGAGATTCCAGTCTTTATCGTCGCGAATGTGCAGCAGGATACCGGAATAGCGGCCCACCAGCCGCCGCAAATCAGCTTCGGCAAAGGCACGCCAGAAGCGATGGGTAAACACGGCTTTCGCCTTGCTCTCCCATGCAGTTACTTTACGCACTTCGTCCGCCTTCTCCCCCTCGATAATCTCCGGGTTACTGAGCCAGCTGGTGCTGATAATTTTTCGCACCGCGCCGTGAGCGATGCCGCCACGCCGGTAGAGTCTGTAGAGGTCATCAAAGGTCAGATCCTCTTTGAAGCCGTACTCGCACCATGCCGTACTGCGCTTAGCATCCAGCCCCATGGTTGGGTTAGCCGCCAGCATACGGGCGCGCGCAAGGCTGGCATCGGCCAACGCATGGTTGACGGCCAGTTGAAGGTTATTGTTCATGCCGGGGATCCGTTATTGTGTTTTAACGCCCTTGCAGGCGCTTAGGAATCATCATGCCCACCGACTGCGGCTTCCGCTTGATATAGCCATCAAGGCCGTATCGTATGCCATCCCAGCAGTGGTTGTTCTTATCCTCAATGATCGGCAGAACCTCTCCGGTTATCCGGTCAGTTTTGTACGAATAGAGGCGAGCCTCTTTAGCCGTTTCCTTACAGCGGGGGTGAATAATGATCTGCTTAAAGCCGCGAAGGCAGGCGATACCATCCTCAACACTGCCCTGCCATTTCTGGGCGGCGGAGATATTGAAACCCTGACCTTTAACGTGGCTGATAGTCTCAGGTCGAGAGTTATCTCCCTTGATAGGCCACTTACGCGCCTCCGGTATGCCGGGATATTTCGCTTCGTCGGTGACCTTCCACTCCTCAAGCTGTTTGGGCTTCGCGCCTTCCTTCCCGGCGTAGAACTTCCACATATCATCAAGCTCTACGCCGGTACCATAGGCTTCATATTCGATGTAGAGGCTACTGTCGAGGATAAACATCCGGATAAGGGTATTCGGGTCTTTGGCAAAACCAAAGTCGGCACCAAAAAGTAAGCGCTCCGCTTTTTGCCACAGATTGTCATCAAAGCTCTGGACGACATACTTATTCGCCAGGACCTGCTTATCAGAGTTCTCGAGATAAGCCCCTTCCCAGATCCATGCATAATCTGCGTAATCGAGGTTTTTAAGATCTTCCTGTCGCTCCTCTTCGAGCACCTCAGGAAACCATGGGTTATCGCCATAGTTCATTTCGACGATCATGGAGCTTTGCGGAGGGTTCTTTCTGAACAGCTTGTCTGTGGAACTACCGTCTTTTTCCGGGTTCCACGTCACCCATATTTCAGAACCTTTTTCACGAACGGTTGGCCGCAGCTTCTTCCAGGCTGTTGCCGAAACTGATTCAGCCTCATCGACCCAGGCGACAAGAATGCGCGCCTTAGACTTGATGCTGTCCAGGTTATGGCGAAGGCCGCAAAATACATATCCGACCTTGCGATTTTTGGTACGAATGTACTTTTCACCAATATCGAAGTAATCATCCAGCCAGGGAACAGACCTAATGGCCTGCTTAATCTCCTCCATGGATGACTCTTCCAGGGAGTTCATAAACTCACGGGCGCATAGGATTACACCGCTAAGACCTGACTCTGCCGCCTGGTATGCTTTAACCGCACTCATCAGGGCAAACGTGCGTGTTTTGGCGGATCCACGCCCACCATACGCGCCGCGATAACGAATACCTTCAGTTGCAAAAACAGGGACCAATTTCGCGGGTATCTGGAGGTCAACTTGGCTTTCCATTAGTTGGCTCTACTCCCACCAGTCTGATTGTCGTCGGCTTAGGGGTCATGCTGCCATCCGGGCTGGTGTGCTCAACCTTCTGCCTGTTTGTATACGCATCACCGACTTCTTTCGCCGCCTGCTCAATGAGTTGGGCCGTCAGTGCAAAGTTTTTCATCTTCTCTGTGCTAGTGGCCATGCGGTCAAGAGTACGTAGCCGGTACGCTTTATTCGCGATCGGGATGTCGGATATTTCATTCTGGAAGCGGGCACGCGTGGTATTGAATAAATCGACCCATTTCTTGCTGAGGCTCTTTGCCATTGCATTAGAAGGATCGTAAGCAGATACCTGCTGGCGGCTGATCGTTACCTTGAACTCTTCTTTTACGAGCTCGATTACTTTTGCGGGATTCTCGTAACAGGCGAGAGCCTGAACAATGAAGGCTTTGACCTCAGACGATATTGCTGCCATAGGTCACCTCCATGACAAAGAGAATAAAAGTTAGGCCAGTTTCATAAGGCACGTTCCGCATGCCCTGGCGATATTCAGATGGGCAATCTCCGCAGGGTTGTTCGCAGCGTCCACCAGCTGCTGCACATCCCGGCTGGCTCCGTAGCGCCGGACTACGCCGACAAACTCTTCCACATCGTGGCCACGCAGTTTCAGCTTAGGCTGTCCTTCACGTGTGAACTTCGGCGCGCCAAACTCATCCGTCTCCTGGGCGATGTGATAGAGCTCGTGCTCCACCAGCGCGCAGAACTCCAGATCTGAACACTGAGCGCAGTAATCTGCCGCCAGGGTGATGATGAAGTCAGGGATGCGCCCGAACCATTCATACATCTGCTGCTCCATGCGGGCTTTTTGCCAGCCCCCGGCGCGCATCATTACCTCTTCCGCCTGGCCCAGTACGGCTCGCCCCCTTTTATCGAACGCATTCGATGCCCAGAGGAAACAGAGATCGGCCTCCAGCAGGTGAGCATGGTCAGGGTTATGCAGATTTCCGTCGTCACTCAGGATCTCGGCATGCAGCCATTTCTGAACGCCTTCAGCAGGAATGATGCGGATGTACGGTTTGAAGTCTGGGTTATCTACCAACAGGGGTGGTGGATGAGGTCTTTGATCTTTTATGGTCAATATGTACTTCCTCAGACAGCAGTAATATTCTTGTTTGCGAACAAATTATTCACTACTACCAAAATGGATAAAAAGAAATGAAGAGGCTTAGTATTGTCTGCATTGCTGCTGCATTAGCAGCATGCTCTAACACACCCGTTCCAACGGATCAGGCAAAAGAGGTTTCAGGAACACAGCTTTTAACAACTGCCTATTCAAAAGCAGCCGAAGACACTGGAAGCGTAATAATCAAGCGTGATGCAGGTCAAATGGGCAGCTTGTGCAATTTATATGTTTTCGTTGATGGAAAGCCGTTGGCCAAACTTTATCCAGAAGAAAAAGTAACGGTGCATTTAGCACCAGGTCGACACATACTTAGTGCTGATCCCAGAGGTGCTTGTCCCGGCGGCATGAGTGAACAGACAGCCGACATAGTGAAAGGGTCAACCCAAGTGTTCCGGGGTAGTTTCACAAGCGCTGGCGATTTTAACCTTTTGCCAACAGCCTTTTAAAAATTAGCCATCACGACAGGTTTAGTCATCGTGATGGCAAAAAAACCGCCCTAAGGCGGCTTTGAAGTTGATGAACTACAGAGAAGGAAGCCGTTTCTTTAAAAGCTCATTCGCCTCAACACATTTTTCCTCAATCAGCTTAAGGCGGGCTGGCACCTCACTTGTGGAGCAATTGGTAACAAGGCAATACCCTTCCACCCACGTCCTCTCGTTTTCCTGAGTGAACAGGCTTTCAAATATCTCAACCCAGTCACTATTCGGAACGCGCTCAAGCTCAAAAAACTTTAACACTCCACTCCCACGAAGTGTTCTTTGCTCATCTAACCCTAAAATTTTCAAGACCATATCCCCACTTGTTTTTGTAGGTATTTGATATCACCAACCTGAGATTATTCCTATACCTCAAAAATGATAGGGCTTCGAAATTTTTATAGTTATGCACTATGAGGGAAGCCGCTGTGCAATGACTGCTATTTACTATCGGTCTACTTGTCCCACTCTTCGCGGAACTTGCTCGGGTTATCGCTGCCTTCTACTGACATAGCGCCTCTTGTGTTGCTACCAATAAAAACCGCCCTTAGGCGGTCAGTCTTCTTTTACAATCGCAGGCCGAATTTTGCAGCTCCGTAGCTGGTAATCGCCATGCTCGGCGCGCAGCTCAATGTCTATCTCATCAAAGAACCGGTCATAGAGCTGGTGGGCTGGCTCGTTCTGCAGCGCCTGGATGAAGTGGGTGCCGTGTACGAGCGATACGTCCCTCGATGAGAACCGGAACTCTAACTGCCAGACGACCACCTTATTCGGATCCACAGGCTGTTTCATATCCCCTCCGCTGTAATTAGCCGCGGTCAGAATAGTTCATTATATCGACAATGAGTACAGTGCTGGGGTCAGTTTTTGAGCCATGACACATTCCCCTGTCCTGTAAAAATGCTTTCCGGCTAAATCTCAGTGCAAAAATCATTAAAATCAGCATGCTTAGTATTGTAACGATTGTGCATTTGCACTCCCTTAGAAACACTCTGGGTTTCCTGTTTCTAAGGGCTTTTTTTATTTTACTGCGTTATACCAGGCCTGCCAGCGGTAAGTATTAAGTCGCAGCTGGCGCAGACATTCCGCCGTCTCGACATCCG